AAGGTGCTCTTGAATTCACAATAGCAATTTTGGTTGCAGTCTTCATTCAGTACTGTTTATATGCTGGTGGATTTTGGTGAATAGCCATAATAAATATTTCGTTACATTCTTACAGGAGATTGCATGGCACTTACAATCAAACATACAGACGACATTGAGAAAAACGAACTAAACGTAGCCGCTAACGGTGGAACTGAGATGATGCAACGTGCTCTCAAAGAGCGTTTGGATTCAGATCTCTATAACAAGTTCCAGATTATATGTTCGCGTGTGCGCGACATAGATCCAAATCGAATTCCTATTCTGTGGTGTCATGACACATTCAATGATCCAGAATCTCAGCATCTAAAAGATCCAGCTTCAAGAGATAGGTTTGCCATGAAAGTCTTTGTGTCTCATTGGCAGTTTATGACATATCATTATGGCCTGGGTGTTCCTTATAGCAACAGCATCGTTCTTAAAAATGCTATCGAACCATTCGATGAAACAGCTCTTTATAAAAAGCCACAAGACGGTCCCATTCGTCTGATCTATCATACAACTCCTCATCGTGGTCTGGAATTGCTTGTTCCAGTCTTTGAACATCTTTATCAAGAGTATGGTGATCGTATTCATCTTGATGTCTTTTCAAGTTTCAATGCTTATGGATGGCCTGATCGCGACAAACAATACGAAACTCTTTTTGACCGTTGTCGAGAGCATGAAGGAATTACCTATCATGGATATCAACCAAATGATGTTGTTCGTGAAGCACTGAAAAAGTCTCATATCTTTGCATATCCAAATATCTGGATTGAGACATCCTGTATTGCTGCCATTGAAGCTATGTCTGCCGGGTGTGCTTTGGTTTGTCCCAATTATGGAGCTCTTCCTGAGACAACAGCTAATTTTGCTTTCATGTATCAAATGCAGGAAGATCATAATAAGCACGCTAATTTGTTTGCCGTTGTTCTAAAAGATGTGATTGATAAATATTCTTCTGAAGAAGTCAAATCACGAATCTCTTTTCAGAAAGCATATGCTGATTCTGTTTATAGCTGGGACATTCGTGCAACTGAATGGAAAAACCTGTTGACAAGTATGGCAAACTAATATAGTATTATAGTATGAATAAACGTATTGCACAAGCTCAAAAAGATCATGAAAGAGCTCTTCGGAGACTCGGTGTTGGCAAATATTCTAAGAAAGAGAGAAAAGGTGTGATATCTTTTCCTGATTTGTCTGTGAATCCTCCTGCTCCAACATCTGATCGTATCGTGGCTATTTCAAACAAAAGACCAACTGAACTCAAAGAAAGATTAGACGTAAGCAAGAACTTTACAGTGAGTGTTGCTTATAATAAAGGACCTTATATGGTTGTCTCTCAAGATAATGTGAAGGATATTGGACGATGAACAATGCATTAAGTGCATCTGTGGTGAAACTGGATATCACCAGAGACTTCTAATCTCTAGTTTTGGGTTCGAGTCCCAACGGGTGCTCCACAAATTGAGGTATCTGCCGCCACTACCAACTGAAAGGAATCATAAAATGCCTAAAGTGAAATCAAGAACACAATACGTATCTAAAGGACAAGGTAGAAACGTAGCACGTAGAACTTTAAAAGCTATGCGTGCTTGCACGGAAGAGGTTGAAACAGCCAACAATAAATTGAACGCTTTTCTTCGTGGAAAGAAAGTTATGTTGACTGTGGAAAATCCAAATAAGCAGGAAACAAATAAGCGCTTTATTCGTGTCCCAGCTAAAGAAGTTTGGGCGCGAAAGAAAAAGGAAGTGTCAGATGTCACAAGTGAAGCCTGATAACTATCATCAGTATGTTGATCTTTTAAAAAACAATATCTGTTTCTGTAGTTTTACAAAGAAGAATGGAGAACTGAGAGATATGACATGCACGTTGCGTGAAGATCTTTTACCGAAGAATGACCGCCCGTTGAAACGAGTCACTCCTGTCTCTGATACTATTCCTGAGTCAATTTCTGTTTGGGATTTGAACAAAGCAGGATGGCGTTCATTTCGTTTAGACAGTGTCAAATATTTCATGCCTCTAGGCCCTATTGACGTCAACGAAGTGTAAATATACCTTCTAGCGGATCTCGAGGTTTCTAGACGGTTCTAGCAGGATCAATAAAAACAGGCACTTAGAGATAAGTCCTTGATTTTACACTATTCCCAGAAAAACTCAGATTTTTTATCCTTTAAAAACAGGCGGTTAGAGATAAGTGCCTGTTTTTATTGGCTATTTTTTTGTGAAAAAACTATTGACGAAATAACTGTTTCCTGGTAGAATTATATTAACAATTGGAAAGGAAATCTGATTATGAAAATGCAAACTCTTCGTCTTTCTTCTGATCTTGAAGAATATAAACTCGTTCGCATGGCTGGAATGACCGGTCGATTGGAATTTGAGTTTATTCGTAAATCCGATCCGATGGGTGAAGTTGAAATTCATTTTTTCGTCCCCGTCAAAGGCGAAAAGCGTTTCTTCGATCAAATTGAGGACGTCCTGGATTTCGGTGAACTGACGGCGCCCGAAGTTTTTCTTCCTCAGGCTGCTGATCAGCTTTCTGGAGAATGTTAACGTCTCGGGAACATGCTCAAAATGCTTGATAATTTTGAAAGATCATGGCTTCTTAAATCTTTGACACAAGATCAAGATGATTATATGGTCAGTGTCATTGATTTTGCAACTAAAGCTCATGAAGGGCAGGTTCGCAAATACAACGGTGAGCCGTATATCACTCATCCAATTTCTCTAACAAAAACACTTATTGAAAATGCTTCGGAATTTTCATTTGAAGAAGTTTATACTATGATGGTAGCGTCTATTCTACACGATACCGTCGAAGATACAGATGTCACTCTTAAAGACATCGAAGAAAATTTTGGTTCTGAGGTTGCAGTTCTAGTCGACGAATTAACGAATCGACGCATTGAAGGCAACCGCGCTTTTCGCAAAGCTGCTGATCGCGATTGTCTCGCAAAGGTCAGCAAAGCTGCAAAGGCGATCAAAATTGCTGATCTCATCGATAACAATAAATCTATTGTCGAAGAAGATCAAAATTTCGCAAAGGTCTTTGTTCCTGAAAAGGAAGCTCTCCTTGAAGTCATTGGAGACGGTGACGCTGCTTTGGCTGCCATTGCTCATAAGCAGATTGTCGATGCAAAGAAAAAGTTGGGATTGAAATGATGACTAATAAAGAAAAAATGAAACTCGCATATATGTCTGACGTTCATCTGGAATTTTCTCAGATCGACTTTGATCTTCCAGATGCTGATGTGATGCTTCTTTGTGGTGATATCTTTGTGGCTCAATATTTGCATCCACGAAGAATTGACAAAGATGCTCAGAAACACCAATCTGTGGTGCGTGAGTTCTTTCTTCGTCTCATCGATAAAGGATACAGTCGTATCTACTTTGTTCCTGGCAATCACGAGTTCTATCACGGTTGCTTGGAAGAGATTGAAGAAAATCTCATTCGTTGGCTTATCGCACTTGTGCCTGAATTGGATGGAGTGTTGTTTCTCCTTGACGGCAAAATGTCGTTTACTCTTAATGATGAGTATTCTATCACAGGATGTACACTATGGACAAACATGAATAAGGAAAATCCTACATCCGTGGCAGCTATTCATCAGAGTCTGAATGACTATCGTGTGATTTATGGAGATGAAAAACGTAAAGGTTCTATCACTCCATATATGACAATCGAACGTCATTATGAGCAAGTGAAATTGTTGAAAGATCGTATCTCTGAAGCAGAGCGTGATAATAAAAAGCTAATCATCATGACTCATCATGCTCCTACTTTTAAGAGCATTGCTGAAGATTTCAAAGACGATCATGATCTTAATGGTGCATATGCATCTGATCTCTCAACTTTGATCTGCTACAATGATCCAATTCGTTTTTGGTTTCATGGGCACATTCATGACTCAAACGACTACGAAGCTTGTCAGTGCCGAGTGCTGAGTAATCCTCGTGGTTATGTAGTCAAAGGTTGGGTGGATACTCGTGAAAACAAATCTTTTGCGCCACAACTGACTGTGTCATTATAAATACAG